GATGTCCCATCAGCTCCACTTGTGCCTGATGTCCCATCAACACCTGATGTGCCCGAAGTCCCATCAATACCACTTGTTCCCGAAGTCCCATCAGCTCCACTTGTTCCCGAAGTCCCGTTGGTGCCTGATGTCCCGTTTGTTCCCGATGTTCCAGAAGTCCCATCAATACCTGATGTGCCCGATGTCCCTGATGTGCCCGAAGCACCGATTAAAGTTTCCTTTGAAACTTTGAAAGTTGTTGTTTCACTTGAATTATTTACAGGGACATAAAAACCTGTTGTATCACCTGTGTATAATGGAAGTTGTGATATTTTTTTGTTATTCATTTTTGTTGTTTTTTAATATTCATATTCAATTAAATCACCACCTTCACTTTCCATTATATCACCACTTTCAAATAGTAAGTAATATGTTTCTTCAATAAAAGGTGGGATACAAGCTGTTTGAAGGCTTGTAATAGTTATGGTGGCTTCAACACCTGCTACTGACTGCGGGAAGCGGTCAATAAATGGACTGAAATTTACCCCTTCATTTAAGTAAAAATCAAACCCTGTAAGCTGATTGATAAAGAAAGAATAAAAGTCATTCAATATTTCATGACATAAACTTAAACTATCCAACTGGTTTGAATTATTATCATCACCAACAAATTCATTTAACAGATTGTATATTAGTATTGTAAAATTAAAATTAGTTGATGTATTGTTGATTACTGATGGTTGGGGTATAAAATGGATTGCCGGATATTTGGTGATATAATCTTCCCTTGAATAATCACTTAAATTACCCCAAGAATAAGTTTGTAAGATGGGGTGTTGAGCGGCGAATACATAAAATATTTTTATTAAATCTTTATATGTCATTATTTAATTGATTTAGCTTTTTGTGCTTCTTGTCTTTGTTTATGGAGCTTATCCATTCTATATGCTAAATATCCTAATACCTGGTATAATTCCAATTTTAATACATTATCTACATTTAAAATATTATCCTGCGAACATAACATTATGGTTGAATAATAAAAATCCACTATGGATTGTTTTACTTCTTCTTTTGTATAATTTTTGGTGTTGTTGTCTGTTTCTTCCCCTTCTTCCCCGTAGATGATAGGATAGTTTCTGTAAATATTAGCGCGTATTGACTTAAAAAAAAAAGGGCTGACATGAATTTCTTTACAGGAAACTTTTTAAATTCTTCCATTCTTTCCATACATTCATCAAGTGAATAGGTTTCTAATTCCCTGAATTCACCCACCTTATCATTCTTTAAAGGTCTGTATAAGTGTGTGGCAATCTTTACCAAATCTAATGGGTCTTCTGCTAAAAACACTTCAAGGTTTATCCATTCTTCATAGGACATTTTTGATGGTTGAATTAAACCATATTTATTACCATTATAGATTACAACTAATTCTAATGGTGATACATCACCTTCTGTAATCCATTCGCTCATCAACATCTTTGAAACAAACTTTACCTGATGAAATGGTGATGACTTTATATCATCAATCGGTGCGTCGGTAAGCATGTGTATCAATTCATAATCCTTGATGTCGGGGTTTTGTTTAAGAGCTTCATACTGCTCTATGGTTAAATCTTTAACCTGATATTCTTTTTCATCTAATACTATTGTCATACAAAACTATATTTTGTTTTTGGTTTATCTAAAAATTCCATTACTATATAACGGGTGCCATCTAATAGGTGGTCTTCACCTTGTGGGACATTTGTTAGGCGTCCGCTGCGGTCTCGCTTAAACTTATACCCATTAAATTCATTTATTAAATCTGTGGATAATTCATTCACAAACATCTTAAATGTTCGCATCTTTTGAATACCATACAACACAGACCCATCACCCTTTTTAACACCCCTTACTTTAAGTCCTGCCCGTTTCAATTCTTCTATGGACTTGGGCTCACTACTATCACATACTATTTCATCAGCTCTTGTTATTCCCATATCTTTTAAAAGATAAATCAAATCTTGATTTGTTAAACCTTGTTGATATAGTAGTTGTGTCAAATATATCTTATTATCACTTGTTATGTCAGCTCTTACAACAGCACAATTATCCATCGCATAACCCCAATCAAGTCCGTAGTAAGTTGATTTGATATTCTTTGGTAATTCATTAAAGGTCTCTGGTTGAATAAATATCTTTTCACGGGGTGGGACTATCTTACCTTCGGCATAAATTAAATACAAGTCATAATCCGTGTCTTTTAGGGACATAATTGACTGACGGATATTATCATCAAGGAATGGGTTTTGTTTAAAGGTGCTGACAATCAATTCGGCGTTGTCTTTCTTTTCATATTCAAATATCCAACTATCTTCTTCCATTTCTGGATTGTAAGCTGAAATAATATATTCTTCACATCTTATGTCTAACTGAATAAAACTATTTCTTGGTATTGTATTTATTTCATCAATCATAACTATATTGGACTTTAAACCTTTTAATCTACCTGTGGTGTCATCAAGTCCTATAAACCTTACTATTGACCCATTATCAAATGTATAAGTTAAATCAACCTTATTTAGTGTCCCATTATCATATATCCCCATAATTTCAAGTTGCTCCTTGAAGTCAATTAAAATGGTGTTCTTGATTGATACTTGGGTCGCACGGGCTATGGTAATTGAAATTTTGGGACGGGTAAGTGCTTCTATGATTAGTGTTTGGATTGCCGCTATGGTTTTCCCACTTCTACTTGACCCCCTTAAAAAGATGTATCTTTTATCCTTTTTGGCTTCATCAATTTTAAGGTATAATTCTGTTGCTTGTATTTTCATTAAATCATTTCTTCGGGCAGTTTATCACCTTTTGAAAGGTTTTCATACCACCATAAAGGTTTTAAGTTTGTATAGTGGTTTAATTTAATTATTTCTTCTTCTGTATTGGCTGACTTTAATGGTATGTGATGGTCTATGTGCCAACCATATTGTCCGTAATTATCCCAAGTCATACCTTCTTTAAATTGACTTTCAAGATGTCTTTTTAATTCTTCCCAAGAACAACCTACAATTTTTTCAGTTTGTAATACTTTATTATCTAAAAAATCTTTTATCCTTCTTCTTATATTATATTTCAACCTAAATAAACCATCTTCCTTCCATCTTTTATTTCTATATTCTTTTTGATATTCTTTTTTGTTTTGTAATGCTTTATTATGTCTTTCTTCTTTTCTTAAAATAACATTTTCAGTTTTATTATATTCACTTTCATAATATTCTGTTTTCTTTTTTTCTAAAATAATATCCCGATTATCATAATAATATTTTTTCTTTTTTTCTAAAACAATATCCCGATTATCATTTCTATATTGATTTTGTTTTTCTTTACAACAATCTTTACATACATTTCTATAACCATCTTTACAATTTTTATTTTTGTAAAAATCAGTTAAAAGTTTTTCTTCACCACATTTGGAGCAGGTTTTATATGTAATATCTTCAATCATATTACAAATATACATATTTTTTTTTAAATCCATTCATAAATTGGCTCATCTTCATCAGTTTCGCTCACTATTATCCGTGTCTTCATTATCTTCCTTTGGTCTAATTATTTCCACAACAATATTATTGTCGGGGTTTATTTTATCACCCTTACTTGTGATGTCTATTGATTGTTCTTTCCAATCATCTCTATAAACATTAGCCATGTAGTGCTTCCATAATTGAGCGTTAAACTTTTGCGACTTATCTTCTTCATACGCTTCACCCACTTTATCAACCACCACATCTGCGAAAGTTCAAGTGCTGTGTTTATAGTGTGTAAAAAATCGGGGTCTCTTTCCATAATTCTATACAAAGTATTACGGGTAATTCCAAGATAGTTTGCGAAGTGTAATTTGTTCTTACCCCTTCTTCCAAGTGATAATATATCATCTTTCCAAGTTTCAGGAATAAGTCCCCTATGGACTAATGCTTCCATAGTTTTTCTTGGGCGTCCCCTACCTTTCTTTTCTTGATTATCCATACTAATAAATATAAAGGGTTGTGTAAAATAAAAAACCCCCAAATTATGAATGGCATAAACATAATTCAGGGGCTGTAAGAAAAAAATGAAAAAGATTTAACTTTTAAATCATTTAATAAATACAAAAAAAAGTGGGGTAAATCAACCCCACCTTTAAACAAACTAATTGAAACAAAAAATTATTTTCCACAATCACAATCATTTAAACCATAATCAACATCATCAATCCAATTAAACACTTCTTTACAAAGGTCATGAATGCTTGCGGCGTTGCGTAGTTTAAATGTATTTATATTTCCGTTGTAATCAACTTTGACTTTTACATCATTTTTGGTTATACGGAGCTCATATTGAATTTCAGCCCATACATCATTATCAATCAGTTTCTTTTCACTTAAATTGGTGTCCCAAAATAATACTTCAACTGGTGTCATACCATTACTATCAACCTGTGTTAGAAATGGTTTCTTCTTATTGATAATGGTTAGATTGGTAAATTTACTTAAATTGACATATTCATTTATGGTTTTGAAGAAATGATATTTTAAACCATCATCAGCTTTCATATCAACATTCTTCATCACATAAGGAAATACCCCGTGATTACTACCACCACCATCAAACTTTATCCAACTACCAAGTAAGAATTTTCCGTTCTTGTAAATTTTAAAAATCGCTTTTGTTCCCATATCTATAATTATTCATCATCTTCATCAATATCCATGTAGTCATACTTTAATTCATTTTCCCATTCCGTTCCAATCCAACTTAAAGTTTCTAAATATTCAACCTTGTAAAAGTCCTTGAAACATTCCCAAAATCCGTCCCATTCTTCTAATGGAATGTCAATACCTGCTAATTCTTCCGCTTCATCTTTTGTGAGCGTAATTTTAATATAAAATTCTTTTTTCATATCTTTTATTTATACCATTCGGTTATTCTTTTACCTACCACTTTCAAAGTGTAATTTGATGTTCTTACTTTTAAGGCTGCTTTTTTCAACCATTCTAAATATCCAAGTTTATTATCCTTGAAATACTTTTGTTCTACATTCATAATGGCATCACCGCCAAAATGACATGCTGCGGTGTCATAATACCCCGCTAATTCTTCTTGTTGTTTAAATGTTAGTTTCATATCTTTTATTATTAAATTGTTCTACAAATATATTACTTATTTCTGTAATCTACAAAATTATTTTGAAATATTTATTTCTACTATTGTTGTATAACCTCCCGATTCATTTGGGAAACTTTCTTTGGTGTATTTTGCCAATTCACCATAAAGGTTGATTATTTCGTGAGCGTGAATACACACACCATTTTCCATCAATCTAACTATAATAAAGTTTTTCTTTTTCTTGTTTTTCATATCACAAATATATTACTAATTTTTTAATTACCCAAAAATAAGTTTCAATTCTTCATTTAATTCTTCACCATACATATCAACACATACCACTTGGATTACATCTTGTGGAAGATTACCAAATACCTTTTCTTTGTGACCCATCAAGGTAATTAAAGCGATGAAAG